TTCTAGAAGTGCTACGGGTCGCCAGAAAACCGCTGGTGGTAGTATAAATAAAATATGACGGAGGTTAATCCCTCCATTGACTCTTACAAAAACTTCAAGTCTTAGATGGCTAGAAAGCGGCATCATTCGGATGTCACCGACGAAAACACTAATGATTTTGCATTTCCAGTAAGAGGGAAATGGATGGAAGATACTTCGTTATTCTCTTGTGTATCTTCTTATAGCGACAGAAAACTATATGGCTGAGATGCCTGGAAAGTAGTCTCTGTTTGCCAAGGTCATTGAGACTAAGAGGACAAACATGAAACTTTTCGAAAACAGAAAAGATTTCCCGTACCTACGCTGGGCAGAAGGCTTTGTCATAGGTATTATCGCAGTCACAGGTGTGGCTTTGGCTACTCCAACTAAACAGCCTGAAATACAGATCTTAAAAGTTCCTGTGGTTCAAGTAATCGAAAAAAAAATTGTTGTCAAAGAAGCTGTGTATCTCAATCGGCATGACAGACAACAAATCAAATGCATGGCTGAGAATACATATTTCGAAGCAGGCCATGAGCCAACAAAAGGCAAAATCGCGGTGAACAATGTAGTATTGAATCGCGTAAAAGACAAAAGATTCCCAAAGACACCATGCGCGGTCATTAATCAAAGGGCCAAAGGCGTATGCCAATTTTCATGGAAGTGTGAGGGAGGAAAGCGAATAGCTGATATGACAGCATATCGTAAGGCAACAGATGTTGCTGAAGACGTATATCTAGGTAACTACACTGACGTTACAAAAGGCGCAAAATTTTACCACGCAGACTATGTAAACCCATCATGGGGCAGAGTCTTTGATCGTACGACTAAAATTGGCGCACACATTTTTTATAGAGGATAATTATATCATGATGGACGACGTCATTTCAACAAAAGCACTGACTTCTGAAAAGTTCATTAAAGAAATTGAACGATTGGTTATCAATTATAATTTAGATTATATGGATGCCGTCGTCCACTATTGTGAAAAGAATAACATCGAGCTCGAGGCTGCTGCGAGTATTATTCGTAGCAATATTCGTATTAAGGCAAAGCTTCAAGACGAAGCAGAAGAACTCAACTTCATGCCAAAGAGGGCAAAGTTACCAGTATGACTCCTTTCGAGAGCTACACCACCTTTCTTGCCCTTAAAAATCACTTCACAACAGATAGCTACGACTACATCAAATACAACGGCAGGATCGGAGCCAAGCCTTCGAGCTTTGATGTGCGTAAGGACAAGTATCAGTTCTATAAGCTGTCAAAACATAAAGATCCTCTCAAATATCTGGTTGCCAACTTTATTGATGGCGATCTAAAATGGATAGGAGATCTGTTTGATGATGACTCAGAGAAAGTGTACAATGAATGGTTAAAGAGACAGCAATCTCTTTCTTATATTTTTGAAGAAGATGTAAAAAAACTATGTACAAATTTCAATGATTGTGTTATTGTAAAGAATGGGCAACATCCCTTTCTACTCAAAAAATATCTTCGTCGCGAGATTTCTATCGAGACGGTGATTATCCTCAATGATATTTTCGGGTTCTTCGGTCATTGGAACAAGAAAATTGAGGATGGTGTCCTATGGCCCAGCATCCACAAGAAGCTGCTGAAGTATAAGCCGTTCTTTCATTATGATGCATTTCGGTGCAGAAAAATTGTCAAGGACGTCTTTACTTCATGATAAATACAGTTGCAGTTCGCTGCAATCGAAATACATCGAAACATACCGTAAAAAACCGACATATAGGAGATTAATTATGTCATTTGCAGACCTCAAGCGTTCTTCCAATTCCTCGTTCGAGAAACTCACGAAAGAACTTGCTAAACAAAATACCACCTATACAGATCCCGATGAGGGCAAATATTGGAAGCATACCGTCGATAAGGCTGGTAACGGCTACGCTGTCATTCGCTTCCTTCCTGCACCGAAGAACGAAGATATTCCCTTTGTTCGCATCTGGGACCATGGTTTCCAGGGTCCAACTGGACTTTGGTATATCGAGAAGTCGTTAACGACTATCGGTAAAGACGATCCCGTATCAGAATATAACAGCGTTCTTTGGAACACTGGTCTTGACTCTGATAAGGAGATCGCGCGCAAGCAGAAGCGTCGCTTGGCATACCACAGCAACATCTATGTTGTGAAGGATCCAGGCAATCCTGCAAACGAAGGCAAAGTCTTCTTGTACAAGTATGGCAAGAAGATCTTCGATAAGCTGAACGATCTGATGAACCCAGGTTTTGAGGACGAGAAGCCAGTAAATCCTTTCGATCTTTGGGCAGGTGCTAACTTCAAGCTCAAAATTCGTAAGGTTGAGGGTTACCCCAACTACGATAAGTCTGAATTCGATACTCCCGCACCACTGTTCGATGATGACAGTGAGCTCGAGCGGATCTACAACGAGGAGCGTTCGCTCATTGAAATTGTAGATCTGAAGCAATTCAAGTCTTATGAAGATCTCAAGACTCGTTTAAATACAGTCCTTGCACTCTCTGCGGAGCCTGCAAAGATTCGTGGTGTTGATCTGGATGAAAATGAATATCGTGCACCTGCACCGAAATTCAAGGAGGCTGCAGCAGTTTCTGCTCCTACCTCCACAGTCAGTGATGATGACGATGATCTCGATTTCTTTAAACGGCTTGCCGAAGAAGATTGATAAGGTGGGAAAGGGCGGCTTCGGTCGCCCTTTCTTTTATTACCTAAGCGTTGCTCCGCGAGACGTTTGAGTGTATATGATCTTTGGAAATCCCATACGAGTCAAGTAGAATTCGACTCCAGCTTTATCAGAAGCCGTAGGCATGTTCTGAATCGTAGAAGAACTACTTGGCGCATTCATGTTAACTGGATCTGATTTTGTTACAGCAACCGGTTTAGGAGTCTTCGTTGCAGCAACAGTAGCCATTCTTTCTCGAGAGGCTCTTGCAATATTTCCTGACATCGTATCATTTACCGTTGAAAGCTGTGATCCACTCGTAGCTGTCATCGGGCCAAGTCCGGCTTTTAAAATATTGCCAATGGCTTCCATTGCACCTTTGGTTAATTCGACGCCAGCCGTTGCAGCTTGCTGGAAAAATCCATCTTCCGAACTGTCTCCTGATCCTCCACCTTCAGGACCACCTACAGACACGTGCATGTGTGTCAAGTGGCCTTTCTTTCTCCAAATAGTATTATATCCGGCAGCACGCAACTGAGGTTCTAATGCGTCGAGCATTGCGGCTTCATTTGTTGGGAAATTGACATCAATTGCCATATTGCGATAGTGCCGTGAGTTTTTGCTATGTTCCCCGACTGCGCCGAAGGCAGAATGTTGCATTTTACTTCTATCTGCACCTTTTCCTATTAAATAATTTCCTAAACCTACGATGTCGTTTTTAGGAATTTCACTTATTGCATCCGGTGCAGCTCCCTTTTTAGGCGCGGTAGAAAAAGCTTTGTCTCTTACGACAGGATCATTTGAAAGCTTTCCTGCTGAACCTGTATATGCGGCGAATGGGTCATTAGGCTTTGTTATGGCAGGAGTTGCTGGTTTAGATGTTGAGGTTGAAGCTGCTGGTTTAGGAGTTGAGGTTGGCGTTGCCATGGCAGGAGTTGCTGGTTTAGATGTTGAGGTTGAAGCTGCTGGTTTAGGAGTTGAGGTTGGCGTTGCTGGTTTAGGAGTTGAGGTTGGCGTTGCCATAGCAGGAGTTGTTGGCTTCGGCGTTGAGGTTGGCGTTGCTGGTTTAGGAGTTGAGGTTGGCGTTGCCATAGCAGGAGTTGTTGGCTTCGGCGCTGAGGTTGGTGTTGCTGGTTTCGGTGTTGTTTCAGACGAAGAATTTGGAGTTGGGCTTGGTGCAGAAACGTTTGATCCAGAATTAGGAGCTATTGTTGGTGCAGCAGTAGGAGTAGAAGCTGGAGATGCGTCGGGTGAAACAGGACTTGTAGCAGCAGGAACTGAGCTACTTCCGGCAGAACTTTTGTTTTCTTTGGTTGGTGAATCTCCAAACATAGAATTTATTGATTCAAGCGCAGTATTTGTTACGTTCGTAAAATCTTTAAAGTAACCATAAACTGTTTTCGCAAAGTCTACTACGCTTGAAAAAGCTTCTTTTACTGGTTCTAATTGAGAAACTAATGCGGCGGCCGCAATTGCTGCTACAGCAAGTATAGCTCCATTTGATTTTTCATTTTCTTTTTCGGCTTCTTCTTTAATTTTTTCTTCGTCTATTACAGGTTCAGCGTCGAGTTGTCCAGCGGCTTCGATTGAAGCTTCGCGAATCATAGCATTATTATTCGCGGCTATTTTCTTTTGATTGTCTAAGCGTTGTTTAAGATATCCATCAATAGTAGCCAACTTCTCTATCATTTGAACGATAGGAGAATTGATTTTGATATTCGGAGCAGGAAGTTGTCCGCTTCCAGTACGAGTTCTCACTTTTTGCTTCGCAGCTTCTCCGGTTGCTCCCATTCCTGCAAAGACTTGTCCAGCAGCAGCTTGCTTTGCCCAACTCTCGTAAAGTTTTTCTTCTTCAGTCGTACCTTGTAGAATGCTTTGATAGGCAGCTTCGATCAGTTTACTGAAAGCAGGATTGGCGGCATCTTTTGTTTTTTTGTCGATCCATACGCCGCTGTTAAGATCCCACACGTATTCTGTTTTGCCAAGTTTTACAACCGGTCGAGAAGTATCAATACGAACACGCTTCTTCTTTCCTTCAGCAGAATTTTCAACCTGAAGTCTATTCAAGAGTGAAAGCAATCCTTCGGGTGCTTTTGCTTTTGACTTCTGATCTACCCAGCCGTCACCTGTTTTAATAAAAGTTTGACCGCCTATTGTAACTGGTTCAGCCATTATGCAGCCAATCTATGGTATTGGAGATAAGCTTCAACTGCACCATTTCCAGGAAAATTAGGATCAAGACATTCTAACTTACCGTCGTTCGAAGCGTTAGCTTGGCGAATAGAAGATGCGCCTGCAGATTCTTGTTGAGTTGCGGCTTGAGCGGCGTCTGCATTTCCGAGATCGACAGCGTTTTGTATCTGTGCTGAAGTACGGGCTAATTGCGCAGTTGTTGTAGATTGTCCTTGAACCGGCGCGCCCGAGCTCGTATTACCTTTCATAGTATCATTAAATCCGGACAATTGAGATCCAGTTGTAGGTGTCATCTCACCTAATCCAGCGCGCAGTACTGTACCGATGGCTTCCATTGCTCCTTTGCCTAAGGCAATAGCACTTGATAACAGATCGCCATTTCCAAGATCTGCAGAAGAAATTTTAGGACCAGAGCCTGCAGCATAAAAGCCTTCGACTTTTGCTAAAGCTTGCATGAATCTTACTTTTTCGTCGTGAGTAAAATCTGTATATTTTTTGTTTGGATCGACGCCTGCAGTTCCAATAACTTTTGCCGGATGGTTAGGATCGGTTGCCCAATTTTCTAACGTTTGTCCAATAGGTCCGTTTGAATATTGGCTTATGAGCAAACCGTCCATTGCAACGAAACCAGCTTCTCGTGTAGGAAAGACTGCGACTGGTGGGCCGTTCGTAGATGGTGATGAGCCTACGGAACCATAAGATCTGGCAAGCGGCCCATCCATAATATTACCAGG